GTCGACCCAGACAACCGTTACGATCGTCTTGTCCTGCTTCCGGCCGCAGTCGATCCCGACCACGACGGGCGTCCTGAACCATGAGTGCTCCAGGGCCTGTACGCGGCGGTCGCCAAGCTCCTCGAATTTCTCGGACGTGGTGAACTGGCCCTTGTCGAGCAGCCACTTCAATTCGTAGGAAAGGAGGAACTCCTCGGACTCGCGCCCCATTGTCTCCATGTCGTCCGCGACCGACGCCTTGTACGTCGGGAAGCAGGCCGCGACAATGCGCCAGTTCGCCTCGAAGTGATTCTGCTTATGCCTACCGCGCTGCAATGCCTTGCGCTTGTTCTTCTGAATTTGATCGTAGAAGACGTTCTTTGTGTAGGTCGGCGTTCCCGTCCAGACGTGGGTCGCGCGGGTCGACGCTCCCATGGGGTTCACGGACTTCTTGACCGTCTTGGAGTGTGCGTCCTGGCACTCGTCAATCAGGATCAGGTGGTAGGTCTTGGATTCGATCTTAGCCTTGGGGTGGCAGGTCATACGGCGGACGAACGATCCGCATTTCTTCAGGGTCGCGATCTTACCGTGGCCGTCGATGCGGTCGTCAATCTCCGGGTCCTCGTAGAATGACTGCGCTTCCTCACTGGAAAGGCGCGCGACGATCCGGCCGTAGAGCGTGTCGGCCTGGTCCTCGACGGGCGCGAACGCACCGACCCACAAGCCCTTCTTGAATTTCCCCATGGCCAGGAAATCGGAATAGACCTTCGCCAGCCGGGGCAGGAATATCATGGCTACGGCAATGACGTTCGCCACGGTCTCGGTCTTACCGGACTGCCGGGAGAACAGCGCGGTGATACGCGCGCCGTCCCCGGTGATCAGGGACTCAAAGATCCGGCGACCGAACGGGATCTGGTATTCACGCAGAGGGTTCCCGGACAGCTCGTCAGTGAGCACCATGAGCTTGTCGACTAGGGAATTGAGCTTGGCCTGCTGGGCAACCGTGACGACAATCTGCGTCTCTTCGCGAAGCTGCTTTTCCTCTTGGGTTTCGCCGCCGTGCTCTAGCTCGAATTCGTCATCCAGTGCTGCCATGTAAATATCCCGGTTCCGGAGAGGGAGGTGCTCCAGAACCAGGATATGTTTTGGGGAGGCGGGGTTGTTACTTGTAGATGATCTCCTGGGACAAGCTGACCTGGTGGTAGCAGTGGCTCACGAGGAACTGGTCCAGCAGCCGCTTGATGTCGCTCCGGGTCGCGTTCGGGTAGGCGCTGGCCTCTATGTCGAAGACGTTCCGGACGACTGCCTTGGGCTTCGGCTGTGACAAGGCGTAGAACCAGGGGTCCCTGCCGACGTACGCCCTGTCCGGTGGCTGTGTGACTTCCATGGTGTCGGTGAGTGTCGCGACAAGCTCGTTAGCGAACTCCGACTTCTTTCGCCAGAACTTCGATACCCGGTCCGCGCTGGTGAAGTAGTCAGCGGTAATGTACCGCGTCTTGTTGAACTGATCGATGACCTTGAACTCTGGCACTGTTTCCTCCTGGGTTGTTTAGGTGTCCCGCAAAGACACCCGGAATGAATTCGATGCCAACGGCTGGATGAACGTCGACATCCCGTATCCCTGAATGTACAGGGTATTGACGCCCCGGTGCTCCTCGATCCGCGCGAAGATCTTCCCGTACGGGTCTGCCGTGTCCAGGACGTACGCGACGTTCGGGCTCTTGCTGAGCTTCCGGTCGGGGTGCGCGTAGTCCGTGATGAAGGTATCAGAGTCATCCGGCCCGGCGGAAAGCTCCTCTACGTGACGCTTCAGTTGCCGGATCTCATTCTCGCGCGCCTCGACGTACCTCTGCCATTTCTTTGGCAGCCGGGACGTGTCCCACTCCTCATTACTCACAGGTACATCCCCGGGTCGATGGTCTTGGTCTCCTTGTCGTCCTCCTCACGGAGCAGGGGACGGACGTGCGCGATACGCTCGCCCTTCCGGCCGGAGATCTTCGCCCAGTCGTCGGGGTTCGACGTGTTAGGCAGATCCTCGTTCTCCTTGAACTCAGCGGCAACGGCATCGAGCAGGTGCTTGAGCGTAATGCCCGTGCCCTTCTCTTCCAGCTCGTCCTTGATAGCCGAGGTCTTCGCCCGGTCAACGATCGATGCGATCATTGCGCCGGAGGAGAAGTCCTTGAAGTGGAGGGTTTCCTTCTGGCCATTCTGGTAGGTGACCTCAAGGAATTCCGTATCCTTCTCTTCGGCGTACATCGCGTCGATGACGCTGCCCAGGGAGATCGGCTCGCCGTAGGGAAGGTCATCGGTGAGGTACTTCTCCAGGATGGCGTAGGCCGCCACGCTGTCCGGCCGACCGACCATGATCTTAACGTCCAGGCGACCAGGCCGGAGAATGGCGGGGTCAATGAGATCCTGCCGGTTCGACGCGCCGATGACGATGACGTTGTTCAGGCCCTCCACGCCGTCCATCTCCGCTAGGAGGGACGGGACGATGGTCGATTCGACGTCGCTGGAAATGCCAGCTCCGCGCTGGCGGAACATAGACTCCATCTCGTCAAAGAAGATGATCACGGGGTCACCCTCGGAGCCAAGCTCGCGCGCCTTAGCGAACACCTCGCGAATTGACCGCTCGGTCTCCCCGACCCACTTGTTCAGCAGCTCGGGGCCCTTGATGTTCAGGAAGTGAGCCTTTTCCCTGCCGGACTTCTTGGCGAGGTTATTAGCCACTGCCTTTGCGACCAGGGTCTTACCGCACCCGGGGGGACCGTACAGGAGGATGCCCTTGGGGGCCCGGCGGTGGTACTTCTTGAACAGGTCCGCGTGCAGGTACGGCAATTCGATGCTGTCGTGGATCTCCTGGAGCTGCGTGTCCAGGCCGCCGATGTCCGAGTACGACACATCGGGGACGTCTTCGAGCATGAGATCCTGGGTCTCGTCCGGACCGGAGATGACCTCGATTGCGATGCCGGACTTCTCGTCCAGCATCAATGACGATCCGGACTTGATTTCCAGCCCGCGCAGGGACCGCGACTTCGTGACGATAATGCCCTCGTCGGTGCAGGTCTTGACGTAAAGGCGACCGTCGTCCAGGGCATGGTCGAACTTAACCACGGCACCGTGCACCGGGTACTCGTCCAGGCCGATAACCGCGCCGCCCTCCGGGGAAAGCAGGACCCGCTGGCCGACGAACGGGAGAATGTCCTTGGCGACCGGGACGCGCATGTCGCGGCCACCGGCACTGACGATAGCCAGCCGGTCCGTCTCGCTGAACCACCGGGCAAAGACAGCCAGTTGATTCGGCGGCTCGGACAGATGGTCAAGCGCCGCCTGCTGTTGCTGGATAATTTCCTTGGCCTGCGCCAGGGTTGTCCGCAACTGCTGAACATCAAAGTCGGTTGCCATGCTATGTTGCCTCCCTGTTCGGTCGTGTACTCAGGCTACGCCAAACGAGTGCTCGTGTCGAAACGAGATAACGCTCGTAGTGGGTCTGCTTCCAGTCCACGGGATTCTCTTCGCCCAGAACCTTCAGGGGCGCGGCGGTGACCTTGTTCTCTGGCGACCGCTTGGTCATCATGTCCTGCCGGTACTCGCCCATGGGCTCTACCTGGTAGACGCGGGGAGGGGCACCACGCTTCGCAGAGGCCCGGTCGGCGTAGAAGCTCGCCTTAGCCCTGTCGGTGGTGAAGTACGCCCGGCCCTGCTGAGCTTCCGGGGAGACGCGCTCGTACGCCTGGCGAGGGTCGATCTTGTCACCGGGCTCAAAGTTATCCGCGCTGCCGTGAAAGAACTGCGGCTTCGAAAGGTTCTCCTGCGCGCCACGGTTAGCAAGGAACTGGTTGTACCGCTCACTCACCGGGAATCACCTCGTCCCACCATGCGCCCTTTCCTGCCCCGTTCCTGGCTCGCAGGTCCGCGTGTACTTGATTCGTCCGGTCAATTTGCTGGTTCGACATCGCCAGCGTCTCGGCCGTGTGCGGAAGAACCTGAAGGTGTCCCCCGGTCATGAATCCGTCCCCGTTACTGTCCGGGTCCGCTTCGAGCTTCCCGAGAGGCTTTACCGGGTAAACGCGGTTCCCGTAGTTCATCTCGTGCCCACGCTGCAGGCTGGTAGTGACATACGTCTTATCCGGGTCCCCGACGTTCTCATTGCTGTTACTAGGCTCGGTGCCTAGCTCGGCAACAGGCATAACCTCTTCACCGGGATTAAACGGGTGATCGGTGAAGTGAAAGAACTGCGGCTTCGAAAGGTTCTCCTGCGCGCTCATTCGCCGGTACCACCCGTGGGGATCTCCTTCATGTTCTTGTTGTCCCAGACGGAGATCTGGTTACGGTTCTTGCCTAGCCGCGTCGCCTGCTTGGCCCGGGAAACCTTCTGGGAAGCGTCCAGGTAGACCTGGCCCTCATGCTCCCAGCCGCCGACATAAGTACTGTGGTCTGCGGGCAGAGAGGCAGCGAACTTCTGGACGTGCTCGGGACCGAACTCCTCGGACGGAACCTGCATGCTTGGTGCGTTACCGCCGACCATGAATCCCTTTTTGCCGGGTGGCAGGAGCTTCCCAGAGGCCGCATGAATTGACGCGCCACCAGACTGGTGCACCTGGTTCACGAACTGCTGGCTGGAAACATTATCAAGCGCGCTCATGGAACTCCCATCGACCTTTTAAGTCTACCGGATTAGGTGAGGCTGCGGTAGTCCTTGGCCTTGACGTGCCGCTCCGGGTCCTTCTCGAAGCAGGGGCAGACCCAAACGCGGTCCCGGTTCGACGGGTCGGCGTTCCGGATGGTGCCGGGGCAGCGCTCACAATGTGGCTTCGCGCCCAGGGCCGCGCTGCAAAAGCCGCAGTTCGCGCGGTGGCGCTTACCAGTCGGCCTCATGATCGGGTTGTTCTCGGCTTCCACGTCCGCTTGCGCCCTCTTGGCACGGGCTTCCGTGACCGCCGCATTCCTGTCGTCGGCGGAATACAGTTCGAGCAGCCAGTCGGGAATGCGCCCGCGCTCGGGTACGCCGGGGACTCCGGTCTCTGCGGCCCATTGCCGAATTCGAGCGGCGGCGGTAAGCGGCTTAGCCGGTGCCTTTGG